ATATGTATCTGTATAACCTGCTGCACCAGGAGTTCCACCAGGATTAGTAGTAGATGTAAAGTCTGTATGGTCTACTCCTTGGCCATTATTTCCGTTACTTACTATATAAGTACTAGTAGTTGCGTCGGAGTAAGTAATAGTATATGTGTCAGTTGAGCCAGGGGTTCCTTGTGGATCTCCCTCAGAGTTACTTGTCCAAGCAATAGAAGTTATACCTCTTCCTGCAGGGCCTGTGTAGTTAGGAGATACAAATGTATTTCCATTAGATAATAGAATAGTAAACGTACCATTGCCATTATCAGTAATTGATACAATACTTACTCCATCTGAACCTTTTAATAAGGTAATACCTTTACAATCTTTACAATTACACATTTTTAATTATATTAACATCCACCGCAGTTACATCCACAGTCTGATAGTGTTTGACAATAAGTTGTTGCTGCTGTTAAAATATTATCTGCTGTATCAAAATCTCCGCAAGAAAATGCAGACTGAATACCATAGATAAACATTTCCATTTGATCAACTTGCTCTTTAAGCTTTTTGACTGTGATAGAATCACATGCATTAAGTAATTTATTTACTAAGCCATCTTTGCAATTACATAAATTACAAATAAACAATTCGTGAGAAGTTTCATTCTCATATTTATTGTTAGATAGATCTTCTATAGAATAGATAATCTGATATATTCCGTCTAATTGTGTCCAAGGTTGGTCGACTAATGCTGTGAATATACCAGGTGTTGGGGATGCAATTTGTGATGAGTAAACATCTGTAGTGTAGCTTTTTAAAACATACACATCAAGTATTGAACTTCCTGTAATAGTAACTCCTGGTCCTATACTTTGTGCTAAGTTAATTTGATATGTTCCGCCATTGTTGCTTCCCGTACCTGTTAATAAAGCAATGATTTGTGTTCCAGGAAGAATACCTGTTCCTGTTAAATATTGTCCTACCTGAAAAACTCCTGATAAGTGAGTTGTGTCTGTAAAAGTAGTTCCTGAGATTCCTCCTACGCCTACTGCATTAACAGTGGGAGTGTAAGTAAATGGGTAAACTTTAACGGTTGCTGTTGCTATTTGATCAGTATCGATATTAGGGCCGCCCCACCCTGTGTTGTTTACTCCTAAAGAGTAGCCGCTAGTTTCTTCTGTTATCGTAACTAAATTACATTTATTGCTTAGAGATAATGATATTTTAGGAACTAGTGCCATAGGAGAGTTTTATTAAATCAAAATTACGAAAAAAATATAGTAGCCCACCACTAGACAGCAAATTTCGTGGCGGGCTACTGAGGGTTGGAGAATTACAATTCGTTCAACAACGTGTTAGGAGTAAATCCTAAAGTTGTCAATACTTCTCTTCCTGTATTTGCAGTAGAAGAAAGGCTTCCTAAACCTGCTACATCAGCAAGGTTAGTGTAGATAATTACATTTCCTTTTCCACCTGCCATTGATACAAGACCAGATACAGACTCTTCCCAAGCAATGTTGATAGAAGAATACTTACAAGTAAGGTCAGTGTTTCCAGCTACACCAGGGATTTTAACAATTGCATCACGTGGGATAGAAGGAACAGCAAGTTGGTTGTTTTGACCTTCATATCCGTAAGACATGTACTCATCCATAGCAACTTGTTGCCACATTCCGTTACCGTTTTGTGCTCCTTGCAAATGTGTTACAAGAGTAGTAGTATCAGAGAAAGTTGCAGTGAAGCGGTTTGCATAGTAATCACGGAAAGCGTTTACATCAAATGCATCTACAATACCTACGATACGGATACCAAAGTTTGCAGCAGCAGCTAATACTGGAGTAATGAACTCAGCAGCACCTGCAACAAAAGTTCCTGTAGTTCCGTTGTAAGGAGTATCAAGAGTTAAACCTGTAGCAGATACAGCAACTACTTTATAAACTACATCTGTTACAGCAGTACCAAAACGTACATAACTTCCTACAGAAAATTGTGCAGAACCTGATACAGTTGCAGTAACAAATAAAGATCCGTTAGTTGCACCTAAAGTACCTGTAGCACCTGTTGTAGCAGCACCTACGTTATCACAGATTGTTTCAAACTTTAAATATCCATTTCCTGGCTCATTTCTAAAGTTAACATAACCAGACTTAGCTAATAAAGAAGCTAACTCAGCTTGAGTTGCTCCTGTAGTAGAAGTACGAACTGGTCCTGCAAACAAGCTCATAGGTTGAGAACGGTTAGCAGCATCATTATCACGCTTACGGATTTTGATGAAGAAGTTTGTGTTGTTTGCTACTGGAAAAGCTCCTGTTGTTCCGTTAAAACCAATTGCAGTAATTTGTTGAACTGCTTCTTTATGACGAGATAAAGTCATATTGATTTTTCCTTTTGTAAGGATAGGAGACTTCATAAGCGGATTGTTAGCCCCACGGCCTTCTACAACTAAGAATTGTCCTGTTGCTGGAAGAGCTGCGAAAGCTGCTGCATCTAAACGATTCAATCCTAAATCTGTAACTACAACTGCACCTACTTCTAAGTTTGCATTAGTTACTTTTGTACCTACACCTGGAAGTGCAGCTGTTAATTTGCTAACGTCACTTAAAAGAACGCTAAACACGTTGTTTGCTTTTCTTAACATTTCTGTTTGTTTTTATAATTAATAATCTATTTATTCGAGCTCTTTAAATGGCTCTATTATTTGCATTTTTTGTTCTTTAACTCGTTGCATCATTAAATCTGTTGCGATGTCTACTATAACAACATGTGTTGAAGTATCTAACTCACAGTTTCTTTGGTTAGCAGGAGTATCTCTGTCTACTGTGATATCTAATGGATTTTTTAAGTATCTCATATGATATCTTGTAATATTAAAAGTACCATCAGTAAATAACTCATGGCGTTTTGCTGTTGCAGGAGCAGCTGGGTTAATACCTGTAACTGTTCTAGAAAACTCTGATCGCCATACTCTACATTCTCCGTGTGTATGGTAAAAAGGTCTTTTATACTTACTCCAGTTGTATCTCTGCATTTCATTGTGGGCTACTATAAGTATGTAGGCCTCAATTGGGTCTTCTGTTCCACACTCTACTTTATTTATAAAACATTCTTCATAAATAGTGTACATGTGGTCTAGTGGTAAATCAAAGAACTTTCCTGTTACATTCACATTTGTGATTACTCCCGCTTGTGATGCTGAAGGAACCAAAGAAGGAGCATCTTTAACTAATGCTCCTAATCCTTGGTTTCTAATTTCAATTTCCTCAAAGCCTTTGCCTTTTCGGTTATTTAATTCGTCGTAATACTTTTTGACATACAATTGCTGTGCTTCCGTAAGAACTGAACCAAGTTCAAAGTCTTCGTAACCAGGAGAACCGTAACTAGACGATCTGTCTAATTTCTCCTCAAGTTTGTCAGCCATTTCATTTGCAGTCATAGTCTACTTATTTTTTTCTTGCTAATTCAATCTTAGCTTTTATTCTCAATTTTACTTCTTGGTTATCTGGGTTAAGTAAATAAGCGATAACATCAGTTAAATCACCTAACTCAGAACCATTGTCAAGAGTATATCTCTTTTCTCCTTTACGGATGATTGCCCCTGCTTCTGTAGCTTCTTGTACAAAAATTCTTTCTTGATATTGTGGGTGATTAACGATTTCTAAGAAGTACTTAGGATTAGTATCAACAATGTTTAATACTTCGTTTTTCAACCACTCATCAGATGCAGTTGCAGGAATTGTTCGTCCAAGAGATTTAATAAATCCAATTGTAGCTTTGCGGCTGTTTGTAATCTCTGCGAACTTGATATAAGCATCTGCTTTCACGCTTGCCTCTTCAAGTTTCTTAGTAGTTACTTTGCTTTCGTCTACAATCATAAACTCGTAAGTTGCTTTCAATACGCGCTCATCGTAAGATGGCGATACGAGCATCTTGTTAGAAAGTAGAATAAGATACTTTAACATATCTAAAGAAAGATTAAGATTTAAGGTCGTTCCTTCTTTCGTAAGGATCACGCGCCCGCGTCTGTCTGTTCTCCAGAAATTAGTATCCTGCGGCAAAGTAGGATTTAAATTAACTCCTAACTCTTTTTCAAAGAACTCTTTTTGAGTCATCCCGTTTGGAAAACTCTCTTCATACTTTTGAATTAATACTCGACGTTGGTCGTCTAATATTACTTTCACT